TGTCCTCCAAATAATTGTGGTTCTGTTGTTCCATTGATTTCCCAATAATAATCATTCCAATCCACAATATCACCCATTTCAGGATAAAAATTCAATGAACCACTTGATAGATTTTCTCTTTGGAAAAACATTTCAATTGAAGAATTAGTATCAGCACCAAACTCGTCTTGAATTACTTCAGGTTCATTATAATTAATTAAACAATTAACTCTGAATCCAATGTCGTAATATTTAGCCGTAGATTCACCATATAGATTATCCTCTGTTCTTTCAACATTTACTTTATAAATATCAACTGATTGACCAACTATTTCGTCAATCAGTTCTTCATTCATTTGATTAATTAAATCAAATTCTTTTTGTGGTATAAAAAATGGTTTTGTTTGAGACATTTAATTATCCTATGTATATTTTTAATGGTGCTTTATTCAATACCTCTTGTTGAGCATTTGCAACTTCTTGTTCTGTAATTGCTTGTTCTTTTTTACCAACAGCCTCTAAGAACTCACTTAATTCTTCTAATAAATTAGCCTTTTCTTCTCTACCTTCTGCTTTTAATGCTTCACCATCCAATGACACCTCACCATTTGGAAGTGGCATTGAAGCATATTTACTTCTGATAATTCCTAACAATTCTTTTGATAGTGCTAATGTATATTTTCTAATCCAATTTCTACCCATTGAATTTACCTCTGTATATGTAATGAATTTGTATGGTATATTTGATGGGTCGGATACTTTACCACTTGTATGTGATTGAGTTACATCTATTCTATCACCTCTTTTATAATAATGAAAATAAATTTTTCCACCAGTATCTTTAGTGGTTGGTAATGGAAATATTCTCATTTTGTTATTTATAATTTCAAATGAATATGCGGATTTTCTAATCAAGTCATTTGTTTCAATTGCATTTGCTCTTGCTAAATCATATGAAATTGGTCTTAATATATAAGATACTGCTGGTGATACATTACCAAATCCAAATGAATCCAATAATTCAATGTTATCATACGTTCCAGCAAATGGGTCATAGAATTTAGATATAGCAGCTGGGCCATTATTGAATACTTTCTGTATTTCTATTCTATCACCATTTTCTTCGATAACATCACTCTCTAAAGAAGCCTCACTTGTTAAATCATAAACTTGTTTTGATGATGTTAAAGTTATTGAGCCTGTAAACATAGTAGTATTACCACCAACATTTACAGCTTCACCATATTGTTCTGATAAAGTAAATAAGGACATTCCACCATTTGGAGTTTCAGCTTGATGAGAACCTGTAGCACTAAATCCAGAAGAAGTAGAAGTATTACCATAATGTTCCCACATCCAATTCTTTGTATTGTAATGATTGATTTGTTGTGAGTATTCCGATACTGCTTCTTCATAACAAGCATACATTGAACCACTATTAAATTCCAATTGCATTACAGGATGTCCAAGTTTACTTGCAACATACTTACAAGTCGTTAAACTATCGGTTTGAAATTCAGAATCATTATCATAAATTCCATGTGGTGTAGAACCGCTGATTTGACCAGAACCTGTTGGTTCTGCGTATATAAAATTAAATTTTGACATTTACTATTCTCCAAAATTGGGTATTATTCTTCATATATAAATATCAAAGAAAACAAAAAAGGGTGAGAAATAAATCCCACCCTTTAAAGTTGTTTTAGATTAAGGTTTAACCGTTAGTAAATGCTGCAGGAACAGTTGCATCAGAATTAAAATCACTTGTAATTGTTGAATTACCATCTGGTCCAGGTTCTGCTTGAGTTAATGTTAATGTTCCATCACCACTATCTGTTACTAATATTTTACCATTATGTCCAGACGCATTACTAATACAAAGTCCTAATTGTGTCGCAGTTACTGTAGCGTTACCATTAGATTTGAATTGATTAGCAGATGTATCTGTCGATGTTTTACCAGTATAAGTTTTTGATGTTCCATCTGTTGAAATAAGTGTGATTACTTCATCTTCAGCGATACTTGCGTGACATACAACAGTAGCTGTTGCTTGTGGATAAAAATAATGAGTTCTTATGTAATCATATCTTGTTTTATCATTTTTCAAGTTATTATATTCTGTGGTTAATTTCGAACTATATTTGTTCGAACTTGGATTTGGTGATACTTTCATATCATTGTGTGGATGTCCTCCACGATAGCCTCTTTTAGCCATTTTATCTCTCCTAAATGTTTAGTACTACTTTTTAGGTTATACTAAAATTAATTGTTAGTTTACTACAATCAATGTTGGTTAGTACTACTTTCATTGATTCATATATAAATATCAAATGTAAAAGAAAAACCCCCTAATAAAAAGGGGGCTTTTCAACTAAGTTTATAAAGAGTTAACTTATACTAAGTTTAAGTCTTTACAATGGATTTTACCATAGAACTCAGGTCTAATCATTTTCTTAGCATATCGTGTCATCACACCTTTTCTTGGAGTGAAGTCACTTGGATCATATACTAATGGAGTCATGATTAGTGGTACATATGGAGAATACACCGCACCAGTTTCTAAGAAATTACTTCCTCTGAAACCAACAAGTATTGTATTTTCAGTCATATATGGGTTCTTATAAACAGTAAATCTATTTTGTAGACTTCCTGCAACTTGAACACCAGCAGCGAACTGAGATTTATTTCCATCTGTACTTACTGCGTATCCAGGAATTGATTCCAAGATAGTAGCAACAGTCGGTGAAACAACTACGAAGTTAGCACCACCTCTAAGAGTTAATCTTTGGATTTCGTTAGAAACCTTTTGGATTTTACCCAATAGAGTTTGATACCATTCGAATCTTGTTCCGTAGAATGTTGTAATAGACCAACCATCTTCATTTGTACCAACACCATCATAATCTTCACCAGGTGTAGCAGACCAATTATCTACTGTTACAGCATCTGTGATTAACATATCAAGTATTTCTAAATCAATTTCCATTGAAATGTACTCACTTAACATAGATGTTAATTCAGCTTCAGCGTCAACAGAATGATAAGCATTCAAGTCTTGAGCTAACTCAGGAGACCATACAGCTTTTAGTTTTCTTGTTTTCGCTACGATAGCAGAAGACTTCAATTGTAAGTCAACTTCAGGTATTGCTAATGTATCACTTGTAGCATCACCTGCAGTATCTTCAAAGTCACCTCTAGCAGATTCTGTTGGTTGTTCTGAGAATAGTACTGAGAATGAAGCACCACCTGTACCACCATTAGCACCAAATTGAGCTAAAGTAGATGAACCTGAACAAATAAATTGTACATTTTCATCACCTGAGCCTGAAGTAACGATTTTTGTAAACTGTGGTAATGATGCTGATATAGCAGCAACTGAACTAGTTATGTTATATGAACGAATTGCTTTTCTATCCAAATTCGACATAGTTGATAGGGGTATTTCGATTTTAATTAATTCACTAGCTGCTAAAGAAGCACTAAATGATTGATCGAAGTTAATATCTTGATAAGTAGCTGCACCAGAAACTGCATTTGTAGTTGGAGTTGAAGTACTTTGATTAATTGAATAATCATATCTACCTTCACCATACAAACCACCTACACCAAATGGAGCACTTGAACCTGACGGATTGTTAGGACCAGTTTTACCACCAATTGAATTAACAGCAGCACCACCTGATATACCATCAGAACTAGAACCATATCCTTCAACAGTTTTACCATATTTAAAGTCTAAGTAAAATACTAGACCAGAAGGTAAGTTCATTGGTTGTACAGATACAAAGTCTTGTGAAGCAATCTCACCAAAGATTCTACGAACCAAAGGTAAAGCAACACCAGACCATTCTTCAGAACCAGCAGTTGCAGCACCACTATTAGTAGAACCTCCAGTAGCTGAGTTCTCTTGGATTAACTGTCTTGCTTGGTTTTCAAGCATTGTAGCCATTCCACTTTTTTTGAAATCCTCATTCAAACCATCTAATAAACCAGTCTTATCCCATTTTGAGACAAGAGCTTTTGATTCATCAGCTTGTTT